ATGTCTAAAATTTCAATTATCTTACCAACTTTTAATGTAGAGAAATATATAACCAAAGCTTTAGAAAGTTGTATCAATCAGACTTTTAAAAATATAGAAATAATTGTAGTTGATGATTGTGGAAGTGATAAAAGTATAGATATAGCTAAAGAATATGCCAAAAAAGATGATAGAATAAAAATCATACATAATGAAGAAAATTTAAAACTTTTAAGAGCTAGATATGAAGGTGTAAAAGTAGCAAACTCTCCTTATATAATGTTTTTAGATCCTGATGATTATTTAGAACTTAATGCTTGTGAAGAATGTATGAAAATTTTAAAAAACAATGAAATAGATTTATTATTTTTTAATGCATTTGTATTGGAAAATAATAATAAAATAGAAAGAAAGTTGAATTTTCAAGAAAAATGTTATGCAAAAAAAGATTTTTTAAAAGAACTATTAAAAACTAAAAATTTATTTTGGACAGTGTGGGCAAAAGTTATAAAAAAGAATTATATCTCAAGGCTGTTGGTTTAATATCGCTAGAAAATGCTAAAATAAATATGGCTGAAGATGTTTTATTATACTACCCTTTGATAAATATTTCAAATACTATATTTCACTTGAGTAAAAATGTCGGCGGAAAAATAAAATTTCCATTTGGAAAAATAAAACTTCCATAAAAGTGGAAATTTTATTTTTCTACAAACCTTAAACTTAAAATATAACTTTATTAAAATAAAACTAACAAAAAATTCGTTTATGATGTTCATCTTCTTTAACAATGGTTTTCATATCCAAATAATGCTTTACTATATATTTTGGAATGTTAAAGTCGTAATCAGAGTGTGGCTTTAAATCAAAACGATTAAAAGGTTTGTAATTTTTATAATATTCCCTACTGTTAAAAAATCTAGGTTCTACTATGTCAAAACTTGATGTGTCTCCATAAAAATTTGGTGGATAATACATATCTATACTTTCATCATCTTTTAAAAAATAAGTATTATATAAAGCTTCGCTCAACTCATCACCCCTATGCATTATTTGCATAGGAAAATAGCTTCCTTCTGGTATTTCATTTAAAAAGAAGTTGATATAGTAGCGATAAGCCTTTAAGCTTAATTTGCTTTTTATTTGAACGGGATTTGAAAATTCGTGTAAATATCTTTTTCTAGATCGTATATCTTTTTTAAGATATTCAGGAAGCTCACTTTGCCATTTTAAATATTTGAACATTTGCTCATAAACCTCTTTTAACAATCCAATATCATTACAATCTTTAACTGTATATGCCAATATTTTTTCATACTTGTTAAGCTTTAAAAAATCGTTCCAAGTTACTGGAAAACATTTGTATAAAAATTCTTTCCTAACAAACTCTCCATAATCAATTTGGCTAGTTTGAATTAATCCAGCCGTGCAAGCTAATTCAACCTCAACATCTTCATTCTCTGGAGTTTTTATGGTAAAAATTTCATGTGAAGTTGTTTGAAATTTGTTAAATTTCAAGTCCTTTTTTCGCTCTTTTTCTTTTTCAAAATTTTCATTTATTTTTTGCATTCTTTGTTTATGTACTTCATCAATTTTTTGCATTCTTTGTTTATGTACTTCATCAATTTTTTGCATTTCCTGCTTATATTCATTCCAAATTTCTTTTACCGGCTTATTTGGTATTCCTTTTATTTTTCTATATAAATAATTACATAAGAGAAAAATAAAAATAACTGCTAATATCGATAATACTATATTCACTTTATTTCCTTTAAATTATATAATAGAACGCAAAACCTTACCCTGTATAATGATTTCAACTTGTGAGTCTTTTAAGTCCAAACTATAGCTTTTATAATCCTTATTTACACTAATAATATCTAAAACTTTACTTATTGGATCTAATTGCAAAAGTTTAACCATAAGTTGATTATCAAAGTTTAAAATGTATAGTCCATCTCCTTGATACTCGTGTATTTCTTCAAATATAACCCAACTATCAGGTAAAAGCATTGGAATCATAGAGTATCCATCAACTTTGATAGCTTTTACATTTTTTGGAGTTGTTTTAAAAAAGGCTTTACTAAGTTCAAGCATTTCACCTGTTTCGTATTCCTCTAATCCTATCAACTCATTACCTCCACCAGCAGAGGCTGAAATATTAAGTTTTGGTATAGAATAAAAATTAATTTCTTGTTTATTTCTATCTTTATTTAGTGCATTTTCCTCTTTATCAATGTAAAATTTTTTACTTAACTTGCTTATATTATCAAAATATTTTTTGCTAATAGGTGTTTTGCCTTTTTCTATATTAATAATTTGCTGTCTTGTTAAATTAAGCTTATTGCCTAATTGTTCCTGTGTAAGTCCTAATTTTTCTCTTATTTGTTTAAAATCATTTGCGGTCATATATTACCTTTATAAAAAGTAAAATATTTAACATATTTTATTGACTAATGTAAAATTTTTTACTATAATACTTCAATTAAAATTGAAATTTTATCACAATTAAAAATAAACTTCAATTAAAATTGAAGTATTGAAGGAGAAAAAATGATTAAAGCATATTTTGAAAACAATGCTATTAATGTAAAAGCTTTTGCTAGAACTCACAACATTAGCTACGATATTTTACACAGAATTATCAAAGGCGAAATTACAGGTGAAAGAAATACTAAGGGTAGTACAAAAGCGGTATTTAAAAAGCTCTTAGAGCTCGGCATCATTAATGAGCTTCCGCAAGGATTAAAATAGTGTATTTCTTAGAAACCAAAGAAGCTGCACAAGCTTTTAATGTAAGCACAGGTGCTTTGAGACTTGCAGCAAGTAGAAACTCAAATAAATACGAGTGGTTAAAAGTAGATAATGAAAAAGGCGGCAGGGGTGGCAAAAAACTACTATTTAAAATAAGCAAAGATAAGCTTTTAACCGCCTTTAACCAAGAATTAATCACTAAAAATACTTTAATTTATGATGAAAAAATGCAAAAAGTTAAATTGAGCGAAATTATTACTACCGATAATTTAAAAACTATAAATAATAGTTTAAAAACTAGTAATTTAAATTTAACAGAGTCAAAAATAAATGATGATTTGGCTGTTTTAAATTTAAAATTTGAAAATTTAAGCGATGAACTTAAAGAAGATGCGAAAAGTAAAGTAAAATTACTTAAACAAGTAGAAAAATATATTGAAGGTGGTCTTACACTCAAAAGAGCATTGTTTTTATGTAATGTAGAATGGAGAAATTATTCTAACTGGCGTTCAGACTATAAAAAGTATGGCATTCTAGGCTTAGTCGACACTCGCGGACTTCACCGCAAAGATAAAACTAAACTTAGTGCTTGGATGCAAGAATATGCCTTAAGAGAGTATCGCACCTTTGGAGCAGGTGGATTTAATTTCACTGAGCTTTGGTGGCAAATTCACAAAGAGGCGGCACAAAAGGAAAGCTATGATTTCATAGGTTTTGATTTAGGAGAGGTAAAACCGCTTTTTAGTGTAAAAACCTTACAAAATTTCATTAAAAACTACTATAAAGATAAACCATTAGAACATTGTATTATCACTCAAGGCTTAGATCGTGCAAAATCTAAGTTTCTCCCTGCACAAGGAAATCAAAGAGAGCTATATGACATGAAAAACATGTGTTGGCAAATCGATAGTTCCCCAGCTGATATTATAGTAAGAGATGATGAAACACTAGAGCCTTTCCGCCCTCACATCTTAAGTGTCGTTGATGTCTTTAGTGGTATGGGTGTGGCTACTTTAGTAAGTAAATCAAATTCTTTAAGTTTAACGCGTCTTTTATGGAAAGCAATTGATAAATTTGGTAAGCCTGATATGATTAAAGGGGATAATGGTAAAGATTATCTTTCTAAAGATTTTCAAAGCCTACTTGATGGGCTTAATATTACCTATGATGCAGCTATTGCTTATGCAGGAGAGCAAAAAGCTTTAGTTGAAAGACGCTTTGGAACACTTCAACATGCAGGAATTTCTAAAATGCATGGACATATTGGCAATAATCTTGCCAAAAGAGAAATGATAGAGCAAAAAACTCCTAAGAAAGAAAGAAAAGCTAAAGATGAATACGGCTTTGCTAAAAAAACTAATCAAAAACTCCTTCACACCTTCAGCGAAGCTTGTGAGCTTTTGGAAGCTGAAGTGATCAAGTGGAACATGAGCAAAGTTCGCCGCAAAAAAGGCGTTAAAACTCCACTTGAACTTTGGAACTCATGCGATAGATCTATTGTAAAAATATCTTATGAAGAATTTTTGTTTAACGCTGGAAATAAAGAACTTAGGGTCGTGGGCAAAAAAGGTATTAACTTTGAAAGTAGAGTTTATAAAAGTGCTTTAATGCCAAGCGTTGGCACAAAAGTAAAATGTGTGCAAAATATCGATAATATTAAAGAGCTTTTCATTTATGATTTAAGCGGAAACTTTCTTTGTCTAGCACTTGATGAAAGCATAGCTAAACTTAGCAAAGAAAGCTTTAAAATACTTAAAAAAGGCTATGAAAGCGAAGTTAAAGCCATTAAAGAAGTGCTTAAAAAAGATGAGATTGCCGCCTTTACTAAACTTAATATTAAACAAGACTTACAAGATTTACAAAGTGCTTTTGAAAACTCACTCGTAGAAGCTAAAGAGGTGCATCAAAAATCCCTTGCAAAAGAAGCCTTAAAAACTCAAAGAGAATTAGAAGAGATTAAAAATAATGCTAATGCAGATGAGCTTATTTTAAATGCTAAAAAAGAAATAAATAACGATGAAAGCGAGTTTGACATGGAAGCTTTTGTCGAAAAGAAATATTTTGCTGGTTAAAAATTGTTTAAAGCTTGATTAATTCAAGTTTTAAAGAGTTTTTACTCATAAAAAACAAAAGGATAAAAAATGCAATTAGTAGAACTTACTAAAAAGTTTTTAAGCACCCAAAACATCTCTCAAAACAATCTCTCCGATCGTTTAGGGATTAATAAAAGCTATATGGTGGGCTATATGAAAAAAGGAAGTAGCTATAAATACGCTTCAAAAGTAGAGCCTTTACTTGAAAAATACATTAAAAGCTTTGTGGAAGAAAAAAGCGTGAAAGAGCTTCAAACACCTTTTATTGCCACTAAAGATGCAAAGGCGATTAATGTAACCATTGAAAGTGCCATGAGCAATAGAGAAATGGGAGTGATTATTGGCGAAGCGGGGACTGGAAAAAGCAGAGCCATTAAAGAATATGCCACTAAAAATGGAACAAGAGTGGTGCTTTTTGAAGCTACAACAGAAACTAGTAAAAGAATGCTTTTGGTGGGGCTTGAAAATAAACTCAATGTGTGTTTTAAAGGTTCTTTGGATGATAAGATTAGAGGCATTGCTAGCGAGTTAGCAAGAACTTCAAAGGTTTTAATTATAGATGAGAGTGAGCATTTGCCGTTTCGTGCTTTGGAGTGCTTAAGACGCATATATGATTTTTCAAATACTGCTTTAATCTTAGTAGGTACTAGAAAACTTAAAAACAATCTTACAGGCATTGGCAGAAATGATTACAACGAGTACGGACAACTAAGCTCTAGAATTGGTGCAAAATGGGAATTAAAAGGACTTTGTTATCAAAACAAAGAAGGTTTAAAAGATGAAGATTTAAAAACGCTTTGTAAGCACTTTTATGTGGGGGATAAAAAGGCTATTGATTTAGTTTTTAACCTCGCTCGTGGCAACTTTAGAAAAAGTGAGAAGCTTTTAAAAAGAGCTTGTGAATTTGCAGATGGAAAAGCGGTGGAGCTTAAACACATAGAAGCTGCCGCATCATTTTTAATGCTGGGCTAAAAAATGAGTTTTGAAGAGATAGCTAAAGAACTTAATCTTAGCGTGACACGCGTTCATCAAATCTATACTGAAGCTCTTAGAAAGTTAAAGAGTCCTAAAAATAAAGACAAGTGGATGGCTATCTTTGAAACGATTGACTTAATCAAAAAAGAAAAAGCAAAGAAAGAAAACTTAATACAAGGAGAGAAAAAATGATACCAATGATTAAAGGTGAGAAAGCTGATTATAGTGCTTCGCTTTTTGAGATAAAGGGTGTAAGCATTATTTATAAAGAAAGTGGAGTGTTTGTAGATGTTTTAAAAGGAATTTATCCTGATTATATTGCAAAAAAAATCATTCGTTTTCATTTGGGTAAAAAGCTTAACAAAAGTGCTTAAATTAAAGCACTTTATAGAAACCTCGCCTTAACGGCGTCGCTTCGCTGGTTTTGATTAAGTTTTTTAAAACTTAAATTTATTTAGAAAGGGAAAAATGCAGTTAAGTTATTATTGTTTTAAAGATAGAAAAAAAAGAAAAATGCCTTTAGATACACCATTAAATACTAAAAATTTTAAACTTAAAGATAAGCTTGGTTTAAACATAAAAGAACAAATAGAAATTTGTAATAAATATGGGATTACCCACAAGCTTTATGTGAAAAGAAAAGAAAAAGGTTGGAGCTTAAAAGAAATTTTAGAAACTCCAAAAGGAGACAAGCGTTTTAAATATATTATTATCGATGATATCAGAAGAAACAAACAAGCAGTTAGCCTAAACAGTCATAGTAAATTTGGTAGAAATGTTTTACATTTAGGAAATATGAGCAAAAAAGCTAACTTGCATTTTAAATATTCAAAACTTGATCATCTAGCCTTGCAAAATAATTTATATCAAGATAAAAATGGAGTAATTAAGGCGTATTAGAAAATTTAACAAATCTACTAAGGTGGATTTGATTAAGTTTTTTAAAACTTAAATTTATTAGAAAGGATTAACAATGGCATTAGTTTATGTAGCCTCTCCTTACAAAGCTTTAGCTGTAAGAGAAAGTCAAAGAAAAGTTCAGGCTATTAGTGTAGCCCAGCAAGAATGCTTAAAAATTATGCGTGAATGTGAAGGCTTTACACCTGTTTCACCCATACTACAATTTAGTTATTTGGATGAAAACAAACACAGAGACAAAGCTTTACAAATGGGATTAGAGCTTTTAAAAGCAAGTGATTATATTTATATGAGCAATCATAAAGATGCTAAGTATTCTAAGGGAATGCAAGAAGAATTAGCATTAGCTAAAAAGCTTGGCATTAAAGAGCTAGTTTTGGAGTTGCCTCTTTGACTTCGCAATGTGGCAAAGCCACCTTTTGCGATAAAGAGCTACACTCCCTTAACCCACCTGAAGGCTCCGCGACACTGCGTGAAAAAAAAGGTTTAAGGATAGTTAAGAAAAAAACTAAACACGCAGTGCTTTTAAGATATGGCGTAGTTCTTTGGGATTATCAAATTAACAAATTTAATTTAAAAGGAGATTTAAATGCAAATAAATAATTTAGAAGATGTTAATTTAGCACTTAAAAAAGTGGCAGAACTTAGTGTAAAAATTGAAAAGATTAATGGAGAAGTAACTTTAGCTTGTAATGAGATTAAAGAAAGCCGTGCAGGAGAGATTAAAGTTTTAAGTGATGAGCTTAAATACATAGAGCAATGTATCACTACTTTTTGCGAAAATAACAAACACGAATTCGCAGAAAAAAGAAGCAAAGAATTTACCTTTGGCAAGATTGGCTACCGCCTAAGTAAAAGTGTATCTTTACCACGCGTAAAAGAAAAATTAGAAAACTTAATCAAAGCTATTAAAAGCTATGGACTTAATGATTGCATTACTTACAAAGAAGAGCTCAATAAAGATGCAATTGTAGAGCTTGAAGATAGCACCTTAGTAAAATTAGGACTTAAAAGGGTTGTAAAAGATAATTTTAGAATAGAGCCAAAGATTGAAAGCTTAGAGATTAAGGAATGAAAATTTAACAAGTCCGCTAAGGCGGATTTGATTAAGTTTTTAAAACTTAAATTAAAACAAAAGGATTAAAAAAATGTATGTCAATGTAAGCATAGATGCGAGTGATTTAGAAGATTTTTACGCTCATGATTTGGCTGAACTTTTTGAAGATTTAAACACAAAAGAGCAAGAGGAATTCTTTAGAATTATCCATAAGGATATCAAGCCATTAGAAAGAATAAGAGCTATTCTTTCTAATTTGTCTAATGATGAAGCACTTAAACTTTTAAAAGAACTTAATAATGAGTTTAAAAGCGATGAGGAATGGCAAAAAACTATAAAAAGTATAAATGGAGGTAACAAATGAAACTACAAGATTTTGATTTTAGGATTTGGTATGATATAAGTGAGTGCTATGTAGAAAATCCATATATTGCTAGTTTTCATAGTGCGGACAAAATAATAGGTGGACAAGTTTATCATGATTTTGGAAAGTGTCCAGATTTTGTTGATTTTGACACAGATAGTTTAAAAATAGAGCTTTTTTCAGGGTGTTACGATAAAAATAGCAAAAAGATTTATGTTGGAGATATTGTTAAAACTAAAAGTCCATACGATTGCTTTTTGGCAAAAGTTAGCATTCACAAAGAAGGGACTTTTTATTTTGAAGGAAAAAATGGAGATTACATAGGCTCTTTAATTTATTTAGTTGAAGATGAAGGATATGATACCGAAATCATCGGCAATATCCATGAAAATCCTGAACTTTTAAAATGTTAAAAAATATTAAAAATTTTAACATAAAAATGAAATATGTTAAAAAAGCCAAAAAATTTAACAAAGTCCATTGATTTAATGGGCTTGATTAAGTTTTAGCAAGGAAAAAAGATGAATTTGGATTTTTTAAATGAGTTTAAGTTAAAAAATAAAGATTTAAACGAGAAATTAGAGTTTTTAATCCCTGATTTTTTAGTTAAAAAAGCAATAACTATTATTTATGCAAATGGTGGAAGTGGAAAAAGTTATTTAAGTGCCGCCATTTCTAAAACACTTTGCAAAGATACAAGGGTTAAAAGCATCGTTTATGTTGACATGGATAATCCTTTAAATGTTTTAAATGAAAGAGGTTTTGGTGAACTTATTTTAAATGAAAGCAAATTCACTTATATTCACAGATCAAGCTTAAAAACTTCAGCTTATGAGCTTTTAGAAATGATTGAGAATAAAGGCGTAGCAGGAAGCTATGAAGGGGTTTTATTTGTACTTGATTCTTTACGTAATTTTGCAGATATTGATAATGATACTAAAATGATGTCTTTAATGTCTTTACTCATGAATTTAAGAGAATGTGGGGCAACCATTATGGCTTTACACCATTCTACAAAAGATGGCAGAGCTTTTAAAGGCTCAAACCATATTAGAAATTCAAGTGATTGCATGTATTTTTTACAAAAAGTGGCTAATTTAGAGCAAGGTTTTGAAGTGTTTCTTAGTGTGCAAAAAGAAAGAGCAGGAATTAAAGATCAAGCCTTTTTTATCAATACAAAAACCTTAAATATTAAAAACACCGACTTGCAAAACGCTAAAATCAGCGATAAAGAAGAAGCTTTTATAGATAAAGTTTTAAAGCTTTTAAACGAAAAAAGCCTAAGCACAAGTGAGATTTTATCGGCTCTTGATGTAAGTAGGAGTGATAATTTTTCAAGGAATACTTTAGAGAAATTTAAAGGTGTTTTTTGGGAAAGTGAGCTTGGCGGGGAAAATGGTCGCACTTTTGTTTGGAAAAGTTTAAAAGCTGACAATAAAGACAGCAACGACAAAGAATTAAGCTTATTTGGGGATGAGTTATGAAATTTAACCCTCCAAGCAAAGAAGATTTAATTAAAGCCATTGATGAGTTTAATGCTAAAAACTCTTGCTCTATCCCTTATTTTATAGCAGATAGCTTTATAAATTACTATAAGCAAGATAATGGAAGATGGCTCATGGCTAATAAAAAGCCTTTAAAATGCTGGAAAAGAGCACTTAATTCAACTTGGCTTCCAAAGTTAGCGAACAAATACAAAAATAAAGATAAGCAAAAAGCTTTAGCTTCTTGGCTAGAAGAGGAGTTTTAATGGATAATGCAAAAGAGGCACTAAAAGAGCTTTTTGGTATTAGTGAAGTTCAAGCAGTGGCCATAGAAAAACTTTATTTTAAAGCCAAAACACCAAAAGATATATTAGGCTTTAAAAAATACTATGATTTAACCATGTTAAAAAAGCAATTTGTTGGTACAAGCTATGAAAAACTTTCTCTTGTGTGCGCCTTTGCAGAGCTTGATTTAAACTTAAGGTACAAAAATATAGAGTCTTTTTTAGAATGGCTTTTCATTTCATTTTCAAATCGTTTTATTTTTCAAACAAAAAAAGGAGATTTCTCATATTCTTTTGCACTTAGATATTATGATGGTAACATTGTTTATGATGAGTTAGGAAAGCCTGTTTTAAAGCATGTTGATTGTGGGGATAATCTTTATTTTATTAATGCTAATAAAGAGCTTTGTGATGAGCAAAGAAAACCACTGAATGTAGGAGAGTTTTATAATAAGCTAGTTGAATATATGTTTAAAAACCAAGATAAAATTATTTTTGATAATAAAATTGAAATAAGCCCTGTTATTAAAACTCAAATTCCTAGCCAAACTAAAATAAATAAAGATTACGAGCAAAACTATTTAGAATACAAAAAGAATCAAAATAAGCTTTATAATGCAAATATTGATAAATTCACTTCAAAACTAGAGCAAATTTTAAAGGCTAAAAAATGAATACTCAAAACACTTTAAAAAAGCACTTAATTAAAATCATTCATACCTTAAGAAAAGATGCTAATTTAAGCGATGATGAAAGCTATCGCTGGGTTTTAAATGAAAGATATGGCAAAGCTTCAAGTAAGGATTTAAGCATAGATGAACTAAGGGACTTTGCTATAACTTTGGGCTATGATGAAAAGTTTTTAAAAAAGCAAAATACCAAAAAAGCAAGGTATTTTAAAAAAGAAAACACTAAAAGCGGAAGGGCTACAAAAAAGCAACTTAATATGATACAAGCCATTTGGAGTAAAAATGCTAAAAATCCTACTCAGTGGGCTTTAAGAGAGTTTATTAATAATATTGTAAAAAAGCGACCTTTGCATCTTTGGTATTTAAGTATAGAAGATGCTAATAAAGTTATCCTAGGGCTTAAAAATTTAGAAAACAACAGCACACATTAAGCCAAACGAAGCTAATGTTGTCTCATCAAAACAAAAGGAGATTAAAATGATTTTAGAAATACATTCTTACGATGCAGAGTTTTTTTAACCTTAGGCATAGAAAAACACTCACAAATTGCCTTTGCCGCAAAAAGAACAAGCCTTGAAATAATGCATAATGGAATCACTCATCAGATTAAAACTGATAAAGATTTTGGGATTTTACTTAATGTGATTTGCGTAATTAGAGAAAGAATTGATGAGAGTTTTGAGGAAGAAGATAAAAGCTTGGTTATTGATATAGATGAAATTGTGGCTAAAGTTTGCAAAGAA